GTCAACTTCTTTAGTACTAACAAGTTCTGTATTTTCAGTCATATGCTATTCTATCTTGTATAAATAATATTTTTTAATCTTATATACTTTTCACATAACAAAAAAATATTCTTATTAAATAGTAAATAGATAATGGGATATAGTATTGATTTATGGGAAGCAGTTATTAGATTAATTAAATATCTTCTTGAAGGTTTGGCGGTTGCTATAGTGGCCTATATTTTACCAAAGTCACGATTACCGTTTAATGAAATATTATTTATTGCACTCACTGCAGCCGCAGTATTTTCTATACTTGATCTTCTAGCCCCTGCTACTTCTACAGGTGTTAGACAAGGCGTTGGTCTAGGTGCAGGATTTAAACTTATTGGATTTCCATATGGTTTATAAATAGGAACATTTTATTTTTGAGTATTATATACTAATAGACTATAATGATGGAGATGGAATGAATTCATAATTCAATTCTTCGCATATTTTTCTCCATATTTGGTCTTGTACATATAATTTCTCTCTGCTCTTTAACAATGGAAAATATTTCAAATATTCAGTAAGTCCAAGAATTTGAAAAAATTTATAAAGTACATAGCTGTATGATAAGAAATTTTTTCTATCCCTAGGACAATGTTTCAAAAATGGGCCTTGAATATCTCTGAACATGTTGCACAATTTATCCTCCAAATCCGGTGGAAATTGCGGTGTTGGGATGCCATTAATTCGATTTATTATATAATTAATATGCTCGTAATATTTATTTATCCTTAATCTTTTGAGAATTTCTCTCATTTTCGCATATGTTATAGTTCGAGTATCTGTTATTTTCTCTTTCTTTATTTCATTTAATATTTTCTCAAATATCTCATCTGGAATATCAGTACTTTCTTTGCCCTGAACTTGATTACACCATTCTCGAAAGTGATTTATTCTTTTATAACTGAAATGTGATGTATCTTTGATATTATGTTTTAAAATAGGCCTGTTTTGCTCAACAAGGAGTAATTCTTGGTAACCACATTTTTCGCAAATAATTATGGCATCATGTTGTAAACATGTCATTATATTTTTGCATTGTCTACATAGTTCCAAATCATCGCTTTCAAATTTTTTGACATGTGTTTTGCTAGTTTCAAATAAATATTCATCAACAAGTGTACTTTTATCAATCAAAGGGTTTGATTCAATTTCTGTTTTTGTTGAAATAGCAGGGGATATCAATTTATAGTTTAAAGCATCCAATATAGATTTTTGACCACTATTTGATTCATAACTTATGGGTTTTTTTTTATGTATGTACATATTTGATTTGATTCGTGATTGTTTTTCCAGCATATCATAATAATTAAATAAAATTCCACTAGTCTTTTTATAGTATTCTATCTCATCAAATGTTTCTATTTCCTTAATTTTACCTCTAACATTTATTATTTCTTCAGACAAAAATATATTAGATGTCCACAATTCATTATAAATAATCTCCTCTCTATCATTAAGTGCAACTAATTCAATTTGTAATTTTATAAAATGTTGTGTTTTTTCTAAATTATGTAACATTTGTAAATATTGCTCTTTTTCTTGGCATTTTATAGCAAATGATTTTATCATTTTATTATGCATAACATCTAAAGTAGAATTGTCTTTTTCATTATTTGTAACATTTAATCTTTTCTTAGATGTTTTTTCTTTAAACATTACTGTGATATATTTTGTGATATTTATTCGTTCTTAAGTAAGGATATAAAATCCATTGAGTTTGAGATTACATATTTTTTTCTCCTATTATAGTATAAAGAATAAACATAAATGGGTGGTGGTCTTCTTCAGTTAGTCGCTTACGGAGCACAGGATGTCTATTTGACAGGTAATCCTCAGATTACTTTCTTTATGGTTGTCTATCGCCGTCATACTAATTTTGCTATTGAAGCTATTGAGCAAACCTTTAATGGTACTGCATACTTTGGCAATACAGTCACAGCAACAGTATCACGTAATGGTGATTTAATTAATCGCGCATATCTTCAAGTAGATGTTCCTGCATTACCAGATTATTCATTTAATAGATCAACCTTCACCTCTGTAACTAACAGAGACAGATATGTGAACTATTTAGGTCTTCGACTTATTAATAGTGTTACAGTTGAGATTGGCGGACAGCAAATTGATAAACATTATTCAGATTGGCTCTATATTTGGAATGAACTTTCTCTGCCATTAGGTAAGCGTTTTGGATGGGAAACAATGGTTGGTGCTGATAGTGATGTTGTAAGTGGCACTGATAAAGCTACATCTGCGTCAGCTCTCGCAAATAATGACATGACTTCATTATATGTACCTCTTGAATTCTGGTTCTGTCGCAATGTAGGTCTATCACTTCCATTAATTGCACTTCAATATCATGAAGTTAAAATCAAAATTACTTTCGAAACTATGGACAATTGTGTAGTCAAAGGCAATGGAAGTTCATTTGCCACTTCTACTTCAGCTGCATTAAATGCATTGAATGCCAAATTATGGATTGATTATATCTTCTTAGATACTGATGAACGCAAACGTTTTGCACAAAATAGTCAAGAATATTTGATTGAACAATTACAATTTACTGGTTCTGAAGAATTAAAGAATGGCAGTGGCAATAGGCATAGATTAAATTTCAATCATCCTTGTAAGGAATTAATATGGGTTGCTAAATCAAAAACTAATGAATTTTGGTATGATTATACTGCTGGCACTACATACGACTCGCGAGTTATGAGTTTGTATTTATCTACATCTAATGTTGCATATACATCAAATTTAATTAATGGCATTTATCCTTTAGGTGCAAACCCCTTCAAATCTTGCTTATTACAACTTAATGGTAATGATCGCTTTGCAGAACGAGATGGAAGCTATTTCAATTATGTACAACCTTACCAGCATCATAATAATATACCTAAGAATAGAGGTATTAATGTTTATTCATTTGCTCTCAAACCAGAAGAACATCAACCATCTGGCACTTTAAATATGTCACGTATTGATACTGCTGTCTTATCGCTTAATTATATACCATCTATTTCTGCAGGTACTTCTCACTCTGTTAATATATATGCTGTAAATTACAATGTACTTCGTATAATGTCAGGTATGGGTGGATTAGCATATAGTAATTAGTGTATGAAATATTATAACTCATTTTTTTTCTCCTATTATAGTATAAAGAATAAACATAAATGGGTGGTGGTCTTCTTCAGTTAGTCGCTTACGGAGCACAGGATATCTATTTAACAGGAAATCCTCAAATCACTTTTTTTATTGCAGTATATCGCCGTCACACCAATTTTGCAATTGAAGCCATTGAACAAACTTTTAATGGAAATCCTGCATTTGGTAGCAGAGTTACCTGCACAATCGCTCGCAACGGTGATTTAATACATCGTGTATATCTGGCTTTAGATTTATCTACTGTAAGTGTTGAATTATGCAAATTTTTTGGGTTACGTCTAATTAAGGATGTAGAAGTCGAGATTGGTGGACAAAGAATTGATAAGCATTTCTCACATTGGATGTATATATGGAATGAATTATCATTGCCTAGATCTAAGAAACAAGGATATTATGATATGGTTGGTGCTTATGGAGGTACACCAACTGCTTTAGATACTACTCCTATACAAAAAAAATTATATATACCTCTTGAATTTTGGTTCTGTCGCAATGTTGGTCTTGCTTTACCCCTTATTTCATTACAATATCATGAAGTCAAGATTAATCTTAATTTTGAAACAGCTGCTAAATGTAAAGGAAGTAGCACTGATTTAACTTCATCAAATGCTAACTTCGGAGCATCATTATGGGTTGATTATATTTTCTTAGACACTGATGAACGTAAACGATTCGCACAATTATCACACGAATACCTTATAGAACAAGTTCAATACAATGGTCCTGAAGGAATTACAAATTCTCAATCTAAACCTAAATTAACTATGAATCATCCTTGTAAAGAATTATACTGGTTTTGTACTACAGATGATACTGATCAAGCTGTTACTAATAACAATTGGATGAATTATGCTATACAAAATTCTTCAACTAAATTGGTAATAGGCGATACATCATTGAATGCTATTTCTAAAAAACTTAATCCAACACCGAGGGGTTCAAGTACAGCAACTTCAACTACATCAACATCATCAAATCCAATAGTTAAAGCAAAACTTGTACTTAATGGTAATGAACGTTTTGCGGAGCGAAATAGCTCTTATTTTAATCTTGTACAACCTTATCAACATCACGAAAATATTCCAATGAATGCAGGGCTTAATGTTTATTCTTTTGCACTCAAACCCGAAGAACATCAACCATCAGGTACATTGAATATGTCTCGTATAGATAGTGCAGCGCTACATTTAACTGTTGATAATGCATTTGCTACAGCTAATAAAAGCTATCTGCATGTATATGCAGTGAACTATAATGTACTTCGTATTATGTCAGGTATGGGCGGTATTGCTTACAGCAATTAAGATTATTGTGTAATAAAAATAATATAACTCATTTTTTTTCTCCTATTATAGTATAAAGAATAAACATAAATGGGTGGTGGTCTTCTTCAGTTAGTCGCTTACGGAGCACAGGATGTATATTTAACAGGTAATCCTCAAATAACATTTTTCAAGGTAGTTTATCGCCGTCATACTAACTTTGCAATTGAAGCAATAGAACAATCATTTAATGGTAACAATAATTTTGGCTCATCTGTTAGTGTTTTAATTACTCGTAATGGTGATTTAATTCATAAGATCTATTATACAGCTGATATTACTAACGATAATGATAGATTAACATCTGGTGCTGACTATACAGCTGGTAAAACTAATGCAATTGCATTACAACCATACTTTGGACAAAGGTTACTTAAAAATATTGAATTAGAAATTGGTGGACAAAGAATTGATAAGCATTTTAGTGAATGGTTATATATTTGGAATGAACTTACTATGCCTCCTGGTAAGAAGGAAGGTTATCAACTTATGGTTGGTGGAGACTCTAAAAATCGTTCAAAATATCTAAATGCTAAAGAAAGTTATGAAATTTATGTACCACTTGAATTTTGGTTCTGTCGTAATGTAGGGTTAGCACTCCCTCTCATTGCCTTACAATATCATGAAGTAAAAATTAACATTCAATATGCCACTGCTTCTGAATTAGTAGATACTGGAAGTAATAATATATGTGATGTACTTGATGAAGGTTCACTATTTTCCGAAGCCACTAGCAATTTATTCGGAAAAGGCAATGATTACTTAGTCGGAGATTCCAGCAAATTGAAATTAGAAAACGTAGGATTATGGGTTGATTATATTTTCTTGGATACAGATGAACGTAAGAGATTTGCTCAACAAAGCCATGAATATCTTATTGAGCAAGTGCAATTCCCAGGACCTGATACCATATCAGCATCAACTACTCCAGATAATATGAAGAGTGTAAGAATGGTGTTTAATCATCCTTGTAAGGAACTTATTTGGACTGTTAAGCCTAATGCAAGTGGCAATGATAAGGTATTTTGGAACAATTTCTCAGATAATGTAAAGAATCAATATGAACTTTCTCAAAATCCAGTTTTACGTGCTAAGATCCAGCTTAATGGAAATGACCGCTTTAGTGACCGTAATGGTGCATATTTCTCAATTGTGCAACCTTATCAACATCATGAAGTTACACCTTCTATTTATCACTCTGGTATCAATGTATATTCATTTGCACTCAAACCAGAGGAACATCAACCATCTGGAACTTTGAATATGTCTCGTATTGATACAGCTACACTATCAGTATCATCATCAGTAGCTGGTACAATTTCTGTAATAGCAGTCAACTATAATGTACTTCGTATCCTATCTGGTATGGGAGGCTTAGCATATAGTAATTAAATACTATATATAAATTTACTTAACACTATTCTTGCTGACCATTTCATATTATTCCAATGTTTTTTATTTTCTACAAATGCTAACAAATCATTTTTATCATCGTCATTGATATTAACATTATCAATAATAATTGTAAACAAATCTCTTAAAACTATCTCTGATTTATAATTATCTGCTTCACATCCCCTCCATTTTAATGTACCCATCACTTGATACATACCAAGTAAGAACGGTTGCGAATCTGATACATTTTCAAATTCTAAATTTGTGATATATTGAACATTTGATATTGTACTTAAAAAACAATCTACATTATATGCATTAAAATATGTTAATAGTTGATGCTCAATAATATTTTTTATACAATTTATTGGAAATCCATATTGCCACCCACATCCACATGATAATAATGCAACTTTATAAGGTGTGTAATTTAACATATTTTCGTGTTGATATTGACCATAATCTCCGTGATTTATGTAATTTTCATCTAAAAAATTACAGAATTCTATAATTATATTTATAGCATCTAATAGAAATACAGAAGTATCGCCTAAATTATATTTATCAGCAATATAATATATACCATCTTTAACTTCATTTTGACAATATCCTAGATCATAACAAAAAATATTTGCATCATATAGTGATTTTAAATTACACAAATCACTGTGGTCTGCTTGTAAAGGGTTATTAATCAATTCTCTTGTACCATCTGCTTTTGCACCTATTATGATTAAATTTATGAACATAATACATAATTACAAAATAAATATTTATATGCATATAGATGAATAACCTGATAATAAAAGAAATTTACAGGGCATCCTTATTCTGTAAGATGTCATATTATACACCACAACAATTAGATGAAATTTTTTGTGTAGAAAATAGCATTTTTACGGATATCAAAAAAATATTAAAAAATAATAATATTTATTTTTTTGAAGAAGAAAAACTTAAAGTATATATATTTCAGTATAATAATACTATCTTTATCATCTTGAATTCATATCTACAATACAAAGATGGTCAGTATAAGGAGAAATTTAAGGACAATATTTATATACGTAATGATTTATTAAATCAATATAAATTTATAGAGCAAACAATATGTTCATATATTGATATTTTGAATAAAAATAACAACATAAAAAAACTATATATAACTGGTTATTATATGGGCGCTGGTCTTGCAACAATTGCAGCAGCTATTCTTGGTGAAAAATATCAAAATATGTATTTAGTATCTTGTTTTACATTTTCAGCACCAAAGATTGGCGATAAAGCATTTAAAAAATATTATAATCAATTCGTGAATTGCAATTACAGAATTATTATAAATGACAATTTACATCCCGTATTATCATTAGCAACACATAATTGCTATGACTATCATATTTATAAATATAATCAATATCAGTATTTTAAGGATAAGAATTACTGCCATGTTTCTGATGCTTTGCAATTGGATTCACATAGCATAATAGATTTCAAAAAACCCATTCTGACATTTATGGACAAATTAGTTTGTCCATTATATTGTGTAAATAAAGTTGACGAAGAATTTGTTGATATTGATTGTTATATAGAAAGATTTAACAATATTATTGCTAATTATAAAAAAAATATACAGGCGCATAAAAAAACTAAAGAACTTTCGTTACTTGAACCTTATTTGCTTCGGGTCAATTCTACAAACAAAAGTGGTCAATCTAGTACATCATCCGGATCTAAATCTCCAAAAACACCACCTAAAAATATAGATGATTCAACAAATCCAGTATCAGTAAAAGATTACAAATTTAGTGACATGATTCATACATAATAATGATATTCTTATTTTCCTTAGAGTAATACAGTTGTATTTCATTTAATATATATACCATCATTTTATTATATGATTTAAAATCATCATAATAACAAAAATATTTGATTTTAACTTCGTGTTCATTTTCTATATATTCAACTAATTTTGAAATATCAATGTATTGAGATGTCAAAGCATTAGATGTTTGAATATCTAATTGTATATGCTGATTTTTGTATATATATATTTGCCATTTATTGTTTGCTGTATTTGTGATAGTAATCAAATATTTATTACTACTATATAATGTTTCAAATAATTCATTAATATAATCACTCATTTTTATTTTTGACCTTTCTGTAACAAAAGATATTATTAGTCTTATTACTATTAGAAGATGATTTTACAACAAAATCTTCTGATAAATTTTCGCAATAAGATTTTTTCAATTCATTTGTCTTCATAATATTTGACTTAAAATTCTTAGACATTGAACTTCTTTTGGGATTATGTGTATATATATCATTATCTAATATAGAATAAATGTACTCTTTGTTAATGAGACTATTCTTATCATCTATAATATGTTTATAAGTAACTTTGATATGATCGTCATCATCAGATATTATACTATATCCGTATGAATTATGATAATATCCAGAAACTTTGTAATTCAAAAATTCGTAATCAATTATATTTGATTGAGTTTCATTAATAATGTCTGGGAGTGCACCACCTGTTCCAACAACAATTTGCGTTATGTTTGCTATTTTCATTATTTGAAAATTATGTGTATCTGCACATAAATATATTGCATGATATGCACTTAGTGTTTCTATGAATAATTTACAAATTTCTTTATGTTTACATATTGTTGTTATGATAACATTGTTATGTTTTACTGATAAACTGGTTATTGGCAAATGACCAATTACGAAAATATACTTGGTTCTATTCTCTGCAATAATTTCATGTATTTGATTAATATAAGATTCAATTATGGTGATGTCCATTAATTTATTTTTAAATATGTTTGTATTCAAAAATATAAATAACTGACCATCTATTAATTCATATTGTACTTGTTCTTTTGCCTCATATAATTGTATTAGTTTTTTTCTTGATGATATCCTGCTATTTGTTTTATGAGTTTTTAGATATGTTGATAAACGCGATAAAGTTTTTGTATTTACTGTTTGCAATTCTTCTAATGTTGGAACTTGTAAATCTTTTTTATTGTTTATTAGATCTATGTAAAATTTTTCTGTCTTTAACATACAATCTATTTTATAGCCACTTGTGTCTTCTAAATTATCAATATCTTCATCATGATTACCTAATATTATATGTACTGGTTTATATAATTCATATAACTTATACAGCCCAGAATATAATATATTCGTAAAATACATCTTGTATTTTTTACCATTATCTATATATTCATTTGTATACCAATTATCCCCTGATATTATGACTGCTTTATAATCAGATTCATATTGTTTGATATAATCAAGCACAATATCTCTGAAATTATACTTTTCTTCTTTGTCGCAAACAATATTATTCCAGCATCCAAAATGAATAATTTTCATCTCTATATAAAAATAATATAAATTATCAAATATCTACAGGATCTATCTCTATTTCATTCTCATATTTTGAAAGTATTTCATTTACTATACTTTCTGGATTAAAGTCATCACTGTTAATAAAGACCTTCAATAATTGTTCTGAAAATCCAGAAATAATTGCTACATTATCTGTTACTGATTTTACTGGAAATGTTTCATCATGTTGCGAACTTAAATTCCAATAAATAAATTTTGGCGGATTGTATCCTTTTGTTTCATATTTTGTAAGAATAGAATTATGCAATGTATTTTCAGTTACATTATTAGATGCTTCATCATATTGCATATCAGATAAAACAACTACCATATCTGGCATATTTTCTTGGTTAATATTAAACATTTCTGCAGCATTAAGCAGAAGATCAAATACAGCTTCAAAATTAGTATTCAAGCCAGCTGATATCTTAGACAAATTATTTACTTGTTCAAACAACGTTTCTCCTTTAATTGAAAAAATACTGGGTTCTTTGTGAAAAGATACTACTTTCCTGTGTAATGGCCCTGTATTACATTCTGCAATCAAAATGCCTAGAGCTATTGAAACATAAATAGGGGGTACATTAGCAGGTGTACTATACATAGAACCAGACACATCTACAATTGGAAGTATATTGTTAAGGGTTCCTAAATTTTTTGTAGCTTCAACTAAAGTTTTCCACTGTAATTCAATAGTTTCATCAGGAGATGTCACATTATTTTTTAAATAATATCCTACAAGTTCGTGAGGCAATATTCCTGTTATTTTTATTTTTTTCTCACCTCTGGCTACTTTTTGCAAAAAATCATTGTAACCATCTGGATCATGTTTCATAAAAGCATTTCTTAATCTCTTTGATGCTACAGCTGGAACTTTATCATATTGTATTTGTTTCCATCTATTTGATGTCATCAACTGCTCAACAATTTTGATTTGTTTTCTCAATGGCACAATAATTTCTTTTCTATATTTCTCCATTTTTTTGGTGTCATTTGGAAATAATTCATCTGCTACCTTCGAAGCCATACCAAATTCTTTATCATTTTTATCTCTTTCTGAAGGACACCATTTAGCACACAACGATACTTCATTATTTTTACCAGTTTTTAGATTTTGATAATCAAGTCTTAATTGATTTGTGATTAAGTTTAATTCTAAGTGATTATTAATAGGATTTTTTCTAGCTATATATGTAATATCCTTCCAACAGCCGTATTTTGTTACATATTTGTGAATATTTTTTAAATAAGTATTTTGTTTATTTCTTCTTAGCCAAATCATTGCTCTATTACTAATATTCTTCTCCTTTTTTCCTGCTTCTCTATCTCTTGCATTAAAAATAATAGCAACAGTTTTTCGAGGGTCAGTTTTCCAACATTTTTCAAGATAATCACTCATTAGTTCGGTATCAATGCATCTCAAAAACATTGAAAAAAAATCAACAATTACATTGCTTGTTGATTTCAGTGCAACAGCACCATTATCAGTGGTACTTAATGCCATAGTTCATTAATATAATATGAATAAGCTTTATATGTCTATAACTCTATATTGTTTTTACAACCTCTAATACTTGTGACCATTTTATGCTTGCATTATGTTCAGAATATTCATTGTGATTATTTATCCTGTTATAACATATTATCTGCCATTTTCTATGAATTATTTTTTGGATATGCCTGAATGGTATGTGTGGATAATATTTTCTATATAATTGTTTTATTTTGTAATGCAATATGATATACTCAGTACGATGTTTGTCACCTTTTACAGGTATCATTTCGTATTATCTGTTATATTTCGTATATACATATCATTTTTTATTTTTTGCAACCGTGAAATATATATAAGAATAAGACTATATAATAATATGAATAGTGAAAGTAACAAATATGTAATTTGTTCCGGTACCTTGTATAAGGTACATCCAGCAATCTCTTCAAATAAATTGAACCTGTTCCGGTACCTTGTATAAGGTACATCCAGCAATCTCTTCAAATAAATTGAACCAATTTTAAATTGCTTGATATACCTTATACAAGGTGCATTGAGCAATTTAAACCCTTGAAGATTTAAAATGGCACAAATATTTATTTTTTATTGTGTATTATTATGAAACATAAAACACAAGACTACAAAAAAAGCCTTGAAGACACAGAGTAATAAACTGTATAAAATATTTTTTTATAGAACTTTGTGCCATTTTAAATCTTCAAGGGTGTAAAAATTAAATTTATGATAAATGATTTATTTTTATTATTTGTTTATAATAATAAATTGAATATGATAAATAAGCTTACCATACAAAGATTATGAGCATAATATGCATATATATATCTTGATTTTTCTAAAATAAATCCTGTATAATCATGTAAATAAGGATTGCATCGTATTGACATATATTTATTATTACTTTTATCATAAAAATGACGAATGCACCTATATCTAAGATGAATCAATTTTTTCATGTCAAAATTATCAGGTTCATATTCATTATAATATTCTAAATTTATGAAATAATTTGAGAGCAATATTAAAATAATCATAATTATATTTAGGAAATATTTGAATTGCATCATTAGGTATCTAATATCTAGACTAAGTCTATCAGTTTTTTATTTTTATTGTATTATTTGACGCAAACAATATATTGTTATTACCATATATACATATATTCTAAGTAAAATCATTTGAAATTCACTAAGACCAAATGCATATCGGGGTTTATGTAATTTATCTTCTATTTCTTCCATATCTTCACTAAAATCTAATTTATATATTTTTGTTGTATTCTTTTTATTCATAGACATTGATAATGTAGGATATAATTTATAATGTGAATATTTCTGAAATTTGGATAAATGGTATGATGGTATATGTCTCCTAAATCCTATTGTTGTATTTACTAATGATAAAAATAGGAGGAATATACGTGATACCACTATCATTTTACATGTATATATGGAAATATTTTTATATGTATGTAAAATAGTATGTCTTCAAAACTTGTTACTAATAAACATACTTATCTTCTAAAACATAGACAAGAGCGACTGCAAAAAACAAATAATGTACTTTCCAAAATTAAATCCATTCATATAGCTTACACAATCTGTTTATTACGAACAATTATTTCCAAACTTAAAAAATAAACAGCTATTAGATAGAATGGGAGGAGGACTATTTGGAACACCATTGTATTTGAATATTAAGTGTCTAATATTCTCTGTATTTGTTATTCTAGTATATTATTTACCAATTCCATCAAATATTGGTCATAATATTGTAATGATATTTTTGCTCGGTTGTTCTGCATATATACTAATGGCTTGGTATGACGTTCTATACAATTGTAATGATAGATTTGGTCCGACTTATTTAGGATGGATAACAAAACCATTTAAACCACCTGAATATGAAAAACAATATGAACAATTGCCTATTAAATATCAGAAACAAATAAGATTAGTAGATATTCTTATTTTGATAGTCATTGTAATAGCATTCATTTATCCATTTTTAGTGAAACATAGATAATATGTGTATTATATTTATTTTTTCTAATATTCTATATCATTAGATTTGAAATGTACTATATTTGGTCTTTACTAACTAGTACTCTTTTATTTGCAATTATCCAATTCAATGAATATTCAAAGCTAGATGATAAAACAAAATTTAAGTTGTTTACTATTATAAATTTGGCAACATTTCTCATTATGTATTTGTTACTTACGATACTATTTTATATGTTATTTGGTATAGATTATACTTGTATAAATAAAATTGAAAAAAAAAGAGGGGGTAATCAAATTCATGATATTGCTATAGATCCTATTATGTTACGCAAAATATCAGAACCTGTAAATACTGGATTTCATCCATATGATAATAGTGATTTGTAATTTATGTCCAAAATATTTTCATCAGATAAATAGATAATGAAATTAGAATTAAAGAAATTTGATCCTTCAAAAATAGCATCAGATTCTGTAGTTGTCTTTATAGGAAAACGGAATACTGGAAAATCATATTGTATGAAGGATATTCTAAACTATCATAGAGATATTCCCGTAGGAGTTGTTATTAGTCCCACAGAAAGGGCCAATGGTTATTTTGAAAAATTTATTCCAAAGATGTTGATATATGATGAATGTGAAGATAATGTAATCAAAACGTTTTTAGATAGACAAATAAGTATATCAACAGAACGTAAAAAAGAACTCAAAAAGTATGGTAGTTCACAAATTGATAGTAGAGCATTTTTAATTCTTGATGATTGTTTATATGATAAACGATGGGTTAATAATATTAATATTCGTTCTATATTTATGAATGGCAGACATTATAAGATATTTTTCTTAATAACAATGCAACATGCCCTAGGATTACCACCTGTATTACGTAATAATATAGATTATATTTTTATATTTAGAAATAACATATTACGAGAGAGACAAAAAATATTTGATCATTATGCCGGTATGTTTCCATCCTTTGAAGCCTTTAATCAGGTTATGAATCAAACTACTGAAAATTTTGAGTGTCTTGTTATAGACAATAAAATTCAAAGTAACAGATTAGAAGACCAAGTTTTTTGGTATAAAGCAAATGAAACAAATTTCAAAATGTGTGGCGCAGATATATGGGAATTACAAAATCTCGAAGAACAAAGACAGGATATAGGATGTAATGATAATGATGACGATGAACCATTTGATTCAGGAGTCTTCACTAAAAAAAAGAACACCAATATAATTAAAGTTAAGAAGGCTTCACCTAATTCAAGATATTAGATATTACACTAATTCATATGTATTTTCTGATTCATAATCTTGTACAGATTCTTCTTTTTGTTCTGTTAATTCTGCTTTATCATTGTAAGTTTCAATAATAAGACGAATCTCATCATCATTATTATCCTTCTTTAAAGTATCTAATTCTTTTTTCATAAAAGAATTTTGTTTTTGCAAATCCTTGAACATTTTCTTCAATTTTCTATATTCCAATACACATATTTTATATTCATTGTATATACATTGATTATTTGCACATAAAACATTGTAATTAGTAAGCAGATAAGAAAACATTATACTATGTTCTTTTATTATACAAATATATCATTTTTTTATTTATACTCTAAAAAAACGATGAACGTTTAGGCTTTGTTTTAGACTTGATTGGTGGGTCATTAATGTTCACTATTTTGATATCAGTTATGTTATGTTTAATTTCTGTTGTTTCATTATCGCTTGAAATATCTGATGCATCTAAATCACTATTTTCTGACTCAGATTCAATATCTGATTCTGATTCTGATTCTGATTGTATTGGAATATTATTATCTATGACATCTTGAATAATATCCTTGTCATATTCATTTACATCATCTTGAACATTATGTTGTAGATTATCAAGTTCTTTATCTTTGTCATCACATTTTTCATCTTCATCTTCTACATCTTCTTCATCTTCATTTTTTTCATCTTCATCTTTATCTTCTTCATCTTCATCTATTTCATCTTTATCTTCTTCGTCTTCATCTATTTCATCTTTATCTTCTTCGTCTTCTTCATCTTCTATATCTTCATCTTCTTTATATTTTTCATCTTTTTCATTATTTTGTTGTTCAGAACCACAAGTATTTTCATAATATTTTATTTCATCTGTTTTAATAGCATCAAATCCCAATTCTTGATTAATCCTTCTATCTTTAGATATATTTTTAGCTTTCATAAGTTTCTTTTGTTTTTTTTGAATGGATGCTTCCATTATCTCATCTAAGAATTCAATAATCTCTTGTATATTAATGCATTCAGTGATCGTTTTTGCAATCATTTTTCTTATATTAAATTCAATAACATTTAGATTATTTTGTATTTCTACTGTTTTTAAATTTGATTGAACAAATAAATATGGATTTTTCCATGCAAATTCAGAAGCATTAATCAAACATTTATGAATGAAGTCTTGCACTTTAGGAAAAGTTATTTTTAAATATTTTAATTTATTTTTATATTCATAAAACTTTATTTTGATACATACATTGATTGTAACTTTTAATAATTTAGTAATATATGTACATTTTGTTTTTGAAATAATATCATTTATTTCTTGTTCAATAGTATAATTGTTCCATTTAGAAATTTGATTTAATTCATTTTGAAATAATCTTAAGCCTTTTTTTTGTGTATTCAAATATATTCCATATAATTTTTCGGATATAGGTATTGCCAACAAATTTTGTATATGATCAATATATTCTTTTTTTTGATCAATTAATGCTTGTAACATAGATAATTACAAAGTAAAAACTTTATATAACTAAATATACGGATTTTCAAAAAAAATGATTTTATAAAATAAAAATTTATTATACTACATAAAATATGAGTTTCTATGAAGTATTAGATGATGTGTTTGATAAGTTATCTAAAACTTATAGCACAAATAATATTGATTTGGTAAAACATAAACAAAATTTAATTTATATATATGAAAATGAAAATAATTGGCGATGTGCTGAGATAAAAAAACTCATTATACCTAAAAAATGGTATATAGATGAGACAGGACAACTACATTCTGCAGACTGAATTCTTAAATTTGTCTTAACATCTTTCTCATATTTGGTGATTCAATATCGTCTTTAAATTCACCCCCGCCTTTTTGTCCAAATAAACTCATAAATGTCCATGGTTTTTTGACAGGTTGCTGAGGCTGTTGAACAGGCTGTGGTACAGGTTGTGGGACTTGTTGCTGAGGTTGTTGAACAGGCTGTGGTACAGGCTGTGGTACAGGCTGTGGTACAGGTTGTTGGGCTTGCTGAGGTTGTTGAGATTTTAGCAGGTTTTTTATATTTTTGGTTTGAAAAGACACTTTACAAGGTCCTTTAAATATATAATTACCATTATCTACGACAGGTTTTTGTGTACTTGTAAGAAAATTTCCCGAATTCATAATTATATCTTCTTCATCTGTTAAATCAATCTCATCAATATTTCCATATGCTGATAACCAACAATAAGCAGTACCTTCTTTACTTTTAAATAACATATTATCAGCTTCTATAGATATATTGATCGTGCAAGCTAATATATTGTTCTTATTAATATATAAACCATCACTTGAATTAAAAGAATATTCTTTTAAGGTATTCTGATAACTTGCTCCAAAAGTAATAGTACCACTATCTGAATTTTTTAACTCATATTTAGTAGCATTTTGTTTAATTTGTGGCATAGGAACAGATTCAAAACTACCTTTGGTAAAAATAGGATTGCTAAATGCAATAATTTTATTACCTTTTTCTAATTTAAATATTAAATAATCGGATTTAATATCAACTTTAGGTTTTACTAATACTTCATCATTTTCATTATTGCCAACTTCTTCAATCATATCATCCTCTTCCATTATATTGTTTATTATTAGATAGGATTTATTTTTATGCTTAAATCATTTGTTTTCAAACCAGACAAAAGAGATGGATCTAACCTATCTGCAAATGCATTTTCTCTAACAGGTTCTTTCGTAATATTTTCCTCTTTGATTACAGCAGGTATTTGATATACTTTATTTAAATTTCCTGCATCTCTTTCAGAATAATCATCAATAATAAGTCTTTTACTACCCATAACTATATTACTCTTATCTATTGGTATATTCATATTTCCAGCGTTTGGTGTATGCCCTGCTTCTATTAATAATCTTTCTCGTGCACCATTTATTTCTGCATTTTCCTCAGCCTCTCTATTTCTCTGTCTATGTATGTAAACAGATTTGGCAATACCATATTGGTCATTATCAGAAGTAAACTGTTTATGTGTATTGCGAATATCAATCTCCTTCGTTGCATATCCTCCTATCAATTTATTAATAACACCACTAATGAACCCAAGTTCTGCAGAACCCTTGATTGTTGTCTCTTTTACTGTTGTTTTCGCAGCAAGATCTGGATTATATAAATAAACCTTATAAACAGTTACCCCTATATTGCGTTTTGTATCTATTAATGGCAATGTCTCACGCTGTGTCTTTTTAGCATCATCTCCATTTTGCACATACATACAAGTATTATCTGGTTTCACATTTAAAATATCACTATCATGAATTAGAGTTTCTTTTACTGTAGTCTTTGCTTCATCATGTAAAGCCGAATATGTTTCATTAGGTCCAGTTAAATTCAAATTCTCACTATCATGTAGAACTGTTTCTTTGACTGTAGTTTTTGGTGTATCAGATGGATCATATGCTGTTGGTTTATTAGGTATTTGTGCTTGAGGATTACCACCAGCGCGGGCTGATTCTACCAAATATTCTTTAAGTGATAATCTTAATGCATCAATGACTGGTATAAGCATTGCTTTAACATTTGTTGTCAGATTCGCTACAACTGTGCATGATTGTGTTGCTTGTCTTTCATTATCATATACCAACACATTTTGCTTACCATAATCATCATATTCGGCCATACCTTGTATGTTACCATATTTTACACCACCCTGATATTCTTTATGTAAATCTGGTCTACCTGTTGTTTTTATGGCCAATTCGGGTCTTTCTGTATTTTTTAAAATTGCACCAGTTGTTTTGAACCAGTTGTCTTCAGTTTGATTATAAGTTCTTTCAGGTTTATTTTTAGCATATGGGGCAACCACGCCAACTTGAGCTGTTCCTTTAATATGAGCTTTAACAGGTATCTTGAAATAGCTATCACGTTGATTCACTTTAGAACGCAATTGATCAAGTGTTTTTGGTCTTGCATAATCCATTGTATCACTCTGTTGAAAACCACCACTGCCTTCGCTTGTATAACCTTTATTGAGGCCCGGTCCAACATTTATTTTATCCATCGGAGCAATATTATTGTTGAATTTTGATATAGGCATACGATTTTTCAAAAAATCATTTTGATTTTTGTTACCATAAATATTTTCAACTATACTCGATGGTTTAAAAAAACTGGAACGTTCTACCTCCTTTTTTTGAATATAAAATTTATCTATACCAGTATCCATATCTAATTTAGCTGAAAACTTTTCAAAATTTGTATTTTGTGTTACTCCTCCGCGTAAATATGGTTGCATATTATTGTGTTTCATATCATTTACATCAATTATTTCTCCTGTTAATCTAGAAATGTACTCATTATTTTCATTTTGTCTATTATTGTTTTGTTTTAATAATGCATAAGCAGGTTGAGGTATAACCCCAGTTACATTAGGTCGTTTACTTTTTTCATGTAGTTCTTTGCCACGTTTATATTCATTAGTTTTGACAACATCTATATATTTTGAATTGTAAATATTATTCATAGATGGTCTGTCTGCTGGGTTTAATTCCATCATTGTTTCCTCTATTCATTAATAGATAAAAAATGGCAAAAAATATATACTATATAAGTAAAGTTAAATGCCAAAAAAAAGAGGTGGTAATCAAAATTACAAATATATAATTGAAAATGTAGATATTGATGGAGACAATATTCCTGATGGAGTATTAGTCAAACAATATTGGGTCGATAATAATAATCATAAACATTTTACTCATCAAAAGTTTATCCCAAATGATAAATTAGAAACAGAATTAATGCATTATCAGACTAATGCAAATTCTAATAAAAATATCAAAATAGCTAATGATAAAGCCATTGCCAGAATAGAAAATGGTGCAGATATTCCTCAAACTCAAAATGTGGTCATACAAGACAATACATCATTCGCTCAATATGTGAAACAAGGTGCTGGATTAGGATTAGGATTTGCAGTTACTGATTTTTTAACTGGCCTATTCACAGATTAAAGTTTATGTAAACATTGCATACATATACAACAATGGTAGCAAGATGGAAATAATATTTCTACATTATTCTCATAACATATTGAACAAATATCTGTAAGTCCATGTATTTTTCTTGGATTATTTAATAGGTTATCTGTCCTACATACGGGACATTTTACATTATAGCTGACTCGTGCAGACTGCAAGGACTCTGATATCTGTAATGGACAATTTGCTATCGTATGTTTTTCCCTTTTTCCACATTTAGGACAATGGTGTGCATCTTCTGTATGTAATTCTTTATATGCACAATCATCAATTGTACATTGAAGATTATTTAGTACAATATCATTATCGAATTGCCTCAAATTCTGTACCAAATAATCTGTGCGACATTCATAATCACCGTGTCCATATGTACCGCAACGCCCACATTTATGTCCTCTAGTAACATGTGTTCTATTATAACGACAATAAGCTATCTTGCAATGATGGATTGTTAGATACATTGTTAATAATTATTATGAACAACTTGTTATTATCATTTTTTTATTTTTTATATGATAATAAAAATAAAATATATTTTATGAACTACATTTGATATTATAATTTATATACCCATCTGGTTTACCTGGAGCATATAAGTTACGAGAACTGCCTTTTTGCCATTTCTTTAGGAAATCTTCATTATTTATTTTAACATAATTCACTTGATCTGTCATCTCTAGTGGAGTTTCAAAAACAGGTATATGATTATCTTTTGCAACCATTCTATAATTAACAGGTACTCTATCAAATTCTTCTAGTGCCCTATCTTGTGGTTCGAAGCATAGCCATTCCCATCTATTTATTCCAGTCCCTCTCAATGTATTTGCTGGATTTGATAATCTAGTATCTTCTGTGGGTGCAATACATTGTCGTGGATTATTCGCTGGCTTCACCAAACAGCCGTTATTGGGTCCAGTTGGTGTATACTTGTTTGGTGCATACTCTTCTGAATTACATTTTGTAAGTTTATAATTTAGTCCAAGTAACTCACTGCTATCATCTATTGCAGCACCCATAGTACAAGTATTTGGACCATAAGCTTGAAAACGATAATTAGGGTCGTCAGGTAAACTTCCACAAGATTGACAATCATTATATGGAACATTCAATCTATATAATCCGGGTCCAGTAGTCCTACGTAATTTTTCACTGTAACTACAACTATCTTGACTCAAATGTGTATCAGCTGGTTGATTCATTATGTACTTATATCTATTACACTAGCCGAAAAAAAATAATGCCAAAAAAGGCTGTTTTATGTATATGCTGTTTTATGTATATTCATTAAAGAAGCCATCTTTTTGTACTAATTACAATTCCATAATTATTAATTGCAATATAGATATCTATATCTAAATAACCA